AAGTAAACTTCATCATGCTCATAGCCACTGCCTACTATCATTGCTGTCATCTCTTGTCCGTCTGCTCGTCTTGCAAAGGCAATATCCCTGCCTTGTTGGTGCCCTGCAATACAGCTTTGGTGGTGCTTATTTAAGATGGCTTTAGCAGAAGTACATGGGTTTCCCATAACACCTGATACAAAGTAGTGGCAGAACATCACACCTTCTACATTAATCGGTAGTAAGAACGGCACTGTTTGCCATCCAAACTTCTCATATTCCAAGTCATCTAAACTAATCAATCCTTCTAACTTTGGGTCATTATGTACTGCTCGGTTAATTCTATTCTCATGATTACCGTACAACATAATCAATTTAGGATTCCACCGTTTCCTATTGTTTTGCTTTAAGATTGCTTGGTGTTCTTTAATTGGTGCAAGCAACACCTTCATTGCCTCTTTAACTGAATTTACATCTGCTTTGTAGCGCAACCCTTCCATGCTCTTAGAACCTGCCTTATCATGGCTGGAAAGTGACGGCATATCTGCAAAGTCACCTAAGTGGATTATATAATCAGGTAGTAAGTCTACAGCATACTTACCAATGTTACTTAAAAACTCATATGTGTCACCTGGTCTAATCTGACTATCTGGAATTACTAATATACGTTTACTCATGTTGTACCCTCCAATTCTATATTATATCTTTATCGGTCATAACAAAGCCTCTTGTTTTGGTTTTGCCACTGGTGCAGGTTCAAATAACGGTGCTTGGCAATAAGCTTTTGTAACTCGCAAAACGGCTTCATTGAAATAATCAGCATCTAATTCACAGCCATGAAACTCAAAGCCTAAATTGTTGCAAGCAATTGCGCTTGAGAATGAGCCACCATGAGTGTCTAGTATCTTGTCACCCGTTTTAGCGTAATTGGCGAGTAGCCATTCGTATAGCTTTATGGGTTTTTGTGTTGGATGTATCTTAGAACCAGTGCGATTATCAAACTTAAATATCTTAGATGGCACATCGTGGCTTTGCCATGCGTACTCTGCTGCCGAAAAGGTAGGCCACGGCTGTACTTTATCCCAAACAATGAAACCACGATTACGAGGCAAACCAAAATAATTCCCACCCCAAACAATCTGGTGTTTGCTTACCCTAAATAATTCAGCAAAATACTCTGGCGTTGGCGCAACATCCCATTTTGTACTGCCAGTGGTTAACGCTCTATTTTTTAACTTACCCACACCCTTTGTCAATCTATTAGTATGTAGGCTGTCACCCCCTATCCCATATGGCGGGTCAACTATAGCCAGCTCAAAATACTTGTCTGGTAGCGTTGCCATGTATTCCATGCAATCAAGGTGCATCATGGTAGCCTTGCCTATCGTAATTTTATTCATATCTAATCTCCGTAAGGGCGAGGGCAACCTGTGTAAGCGCACTCAAGTTTGTGAACATACAAAACACCACATATATTACATATTGTATAATAATGATTCCCTGTACTACCATTCTGTCCTATAATATCAATCCTATCCTCATTCCAACCATTAGCAATGTCTTCTAACCCTGTGGCTGCTAAGAATTTGTCATACATTTCCCAATTCTCTAAATAGTCACTTAACATATCTTTATGAATAATTTTACCTGTAGCGTATAACCAAGCTACATATTCCTTTTCGTATAGCATCTTATTACTCCTAAATATAATAACGCTAATATTTTAATCNTCGCTAAAGAGCAAAACTACGAAAAAGCCAATAACCCCAAGATATAGCACACATACTGCNCCTAGAATGGGGTCTGCCATAAAGACACGCACAACCAAATATGAGGTTGAAAGTAAAACCATTGCGATACAAATATTTTTTAAGATTTTTATTGTTTTCATTTTTATTACCCCTTTACTTCTCGCTTAGTTTGTTTTAGTCGGAACAAATATTTTACAGTCTGGCAATAAACTTTGCGGGCTGCTTTCTTTGTTTTATAAAAATCAGTAGTAATAAACATCCCATCCTCATTCGTGATTGCTACCCACTGATACTCATAAACAGCCTTATGTTCTTGGTTGTCTACTTGAATTGATATAAGCATTAGGTTTTTTTCTAACTTGAATCTAGCCTTAGCTTTTGAGTCAGCACTAACAAAGCTACATCCAACAGCGTAATTGTCGGCTAATTCCATTATGTCGTTAATTTGCTTATCTGTTAAGTTCATTTTACCTCCTTATTTTTAGGATTGTGGGGGCAAGCCTTACAAGCTATTAAAGTGTTAACTAGTCTACTGCAACTAGCTAAACACCATAGTATTGGGGTGGGTTTAACTTTAGTCAAAATGGGCTATCCCCTTTCACTTCAGATTTAGACTCCTCTACACGTTGTAAAATAACTGCATCCCAACTAATGTACTCAATCGCCACTCCATCAGCAAATAGATGTGTCCATTCTGCGTTCATAAGGGCTTGTTTCATTTTATTACTCCTAGTAACTGTCAAGTAAACTTAGCCCAACCACCCCAAAAATACCTGAAAGGGTTGCCCCTACTAATGGGTCATACCACCAAGCCTCTACAATTACATATGAGGCCGAACTAAATACAATTAACACGAGTATAATTATCAATGTTGCTTTCATTTTATTACTCCTTGTAACTGCCAAGTTTGCTCATTCCCCAACACCTCTGCTGATATTATTTGGCTAGTTTGGACATCCAGTGTTAATTTTAACTTACCTGTTGGGCGGGTTATCCACTCTGAGTATAGCTCTACTGTTGCTATACCGTGTTCTATTTCTAAATACGCATAGGTTAGACTTCTAGGATTTACTCGGAATTCTGTTAATAGTCTGTCAAAATCACCAAGACCTGTAACAACCTCCCACCTCCCATTATTCTTGAATTGGACATCCCCTCCTTTTAACCATAGCGTTATATATTCTGCGTACACATGTTTCATTTTATTTTTCCTCTATTTCATTAACTAAAATATAGCATAAAAGACCAATGTAACAAACTAGCATATAAACTAATCTTGAGGTTTCGACTCTATCTACTATAAGAGAACTTATGTTCATAAGTATAACCAATGCAATTAGTGATAATTTTACTATTCTCACTTTCGTAACTCCCTTTCCTCTGCTGTTTTAATATCATGGCAATCGGAACATAGTACTTGTAAATTACTCTTAGAACAAAACATACGCTTAACATATACATCCCATCCTTGAAAGCCTGTTACAGGGTCTGTTACTGGTTGTATATGGTCTACATTCACTTCTTTCTGTGGGTAGTCTTTCTTACAAGTGGCACACCTATAGTGCTCTGCTAATCGTTTACTTGCTGGGTTAATCTTTTTACCAACTGCTGCCTCTTTTAACACTTCATACTTTGGTGGGTATTTCCTAAACCCACCTCGTAATAAAGACCTTATAAAAGTGTCAAACTTACCTTGTGTCCAGGTGCTTCCCTGACACGTAGTAGTAGACCTCTTTCCAGGCGTCTTGGATTTCTTTTTCGTCGTTAACATTAGATAATGTTTCCCAATAGTGGTCTTTCATAAATTTAGCAACAATAGCTTCAACATCCTCTTCGGATAATTCTACATCAACCATCTTTACTTTCTGAATTGTTACTAGCATCTGTAATCCTCTCATATCGTTTTAAATAACTATCATTTGGGTGGCGTAAAACATAGACACATCCTGCGTTCATAAGGAATTCTTCTTCATTCCCATAGGCCCCTAAACACTTGTCTATAAATTCTATCTCATCTATACAGTTTTCTAACATTTCAACGGCTTTTACTTTGCCAATTCCTTTTGCACCTTTAATGTTGTCTGTGCTATCCCCTGTTAGAATTTGTGCATACAAAATCTGTAAAGCACTAAATTCGTCTATATCACTCCACTTCTCCTCTTTCCGCCACCGTTTATCAGCTGGACCACCCTCAATAGCCCACTGGTAATGCTTACCTGTAACTTGTAATAAATCCTTATCTAAAGATATAATAACTGTTTGGTCGTCTTGATACATTCCTAGCAAGTCATCCGCCTCTAGTGTTTCCACAC